TATCCACTTTGGCATGGTGGGTCATCTCAAGATCATCATTGAGGCGGCATAGATAATTGACTGTTACTAAACGGCGATCCTTTTCAGGGTGCAGATACGACAGTGGCCCAAATCGGCTAGGAAACCTTTGATCATTTTCTGCGTGGTACAGCGTGTAATTAACATGGCGTAAGTTCACAAGAATGTTGCCTTTGTCATCAATAAAAATTGATGGGTTCATTAGCCCTGTACCGCTAGTTAATCCGTGAGGAATTACCAGGGGTGCAAGTTTGCCACCGTGTTGAACTGCCTTCTCTACTAAGTTCATAAACCTTACAATACATGATGTTCAGAAAATCGCTATCATTACAACACGCCTGATTTTCAAGGGGCATAACAAGGGAGATACGCATGGGTCTGCGTGACCGTATCGCAAGAGCAATAGCAACTGGCAACATTGAAAAAGGCCCTAACCTGCCTGCCGGTGCTACAACAATCGGCACTGATGCACTTATGGCCCAAACTGGTTTAGCAATGCAACAGACATACGGCAACAATGTCGCACTCCCACGCGCACCATTTAGCGCAACAGTTCCATTTGGCCCAGGCAATCCAATTATCCCTGGTGCAATTAACCCAATCAATCCCGCAACAGGCCGCCCTGAACCGCGCCGTTATGAGTACCAGGTTGCTCAGAACATTAACATTGTTCCAACGCGCTTAGTTCCATTTTCAACATTAAGAGACGCGGCGGATAGCATTGACATTTTGCGCCGTTGCATTGAAGTAACTAAATCAAAGATGAATGGCTTACAGTTTGACATTGTGCTTGGTGCAGACGCATCAGAAAAAATTGCCGCAGAGTCAGGTGGTGATCATGTGCGCGCTATGGCGAAAGCCCGCGAAAAGTACACAGATGAAATTAACCGCATGCGTACATTTTGGGAAAACCCTGATAAGGCAAATGGTTACACATGGCAGGACTGGATTAACATTGCCGTTGAGGACATTCTTGTAATTGATGCGCTTGCTGTTTACCCACAACCAACAGTAGGTGGCGATTTATACGGTTTCCAAATTCTTGATGGTTCAACAATCAAACCACTTATTGATGACCGCGGTATGCGCCCAATGCCACCCAACGCCGCGTTCCAACAAATTCTTTATGGTTTCCCACGCTCAGAGTTTGCCGCAACAGAAGAAGATCCAAAAGCAGATGGTGAATTCACATCTGATCAATTGGCTTACATGGTGCGCAATCGCCGTTCAACAACTGTTTATGGATTTAGCCCAGTAGAAAGAGCGCTTCCACTGGCTGACATTTATTTGCGCCGCCAACAATGGATCAGAGCAGAATACACAGATGGTGTTATGCCTGAACTTATGTTTACAACTGATGAAGATTGGGGAACTAACCCTGATCTCTTGCTTGCTTATGAGCGTATTCTTAATGATGATCTTGCAGGACAGACAGAGCAACGCAAGCGCGCAAGACTTTTGCCAAAGGGCCTTACACCTATTGTTAATGAGGGCTATGGCGAGAAATTCAAAGACACACTTGATGATTATTTAGTCACTTCTATTTGCGGACATTTTGGCGTACAACCTGCGGAAATTGGTTTCTCACCAAAGAGCGGATTGGGCGGCGCTGGTTTCTCAGAAGGACAGGCAGAAAATGGTGAAGCGTTAGGTATTGGGCCTCTTGCTAACTGGATTTCTAAGCAACTTACAAATCTTTCTTACACATACTTAGGTATGCCGCGTGAACTTGAATTTAAATTGCTTACATCAGAGCGCAAAGACACAGAAGAAAACGCCCGCAAAAATGAAATTGAAGTGCGTTCAGGCGGTAAGTCAATCAATGAGCGCAGATCAGAATTAGGTTTGCCTTTGCTTGATACACCACAGGCTGACATGCCAATCCTTGCAACTGGAGGGGCTGTTTATTTATTCTCACCTGATGGATTGATTGATGCGGCTACTGCGTCAGTTGCCCCAACATTAAGCGGCCCTGATGCAACACCTGACGCGCCTACAACTCCAAATCCTCTTGAGCAAAAACCTTCAACAGAGGTAAAGCCTGAAGATGAAGAAGTGACAGAAGTAAAAGCATTTATGAAATGGGCGGCTAAGGGTAAGCGCGCAAGATTATTTGAGTTTAAATCACTTGATCCGATTGTTGGAGATGCGCTCAACCGTTGTGCTTTTGATGGTGATTTAGATACTGCGCGAGCGCTGGCTAAGGCTTATCTAACATGATTGAGGGCGCTCTCAAGGCAGATGGGCGCTTAGCGGCAAAGAACGCAGTGAAAATCAGGGCGGCACTGCACCAGGTAGCAGACTTCAAAAGAGTTTTTAATAAATACCAGGAGACGCAACCGCAACCTACTGATAACCCTACGCAAGATCGTGTACGCGCTCGTTCATGGATTTTACTTAATGTTTATCTTAATGATGAGCCTATAAAAAAAGCAGTAATGCGAGCATGGGCTGAAGCGTATGTTTTGGGGCGAGTAGCCGCAGAAGAATGGTTACGCAAAACCCGTGAGGCAAACAAGGCTGATGACATTGAAGTTAATTGGGATAATTGGAAACCAGGAGACAGAGTAACGGCCTTACTTCTTAATCCCAGTAAAGGATTTGAGGCTTATTTGCAATTAGTGGGCGCTGATAGTTATTTCAAAAACTTTAATAAAGAAACTATTGTAAATTTAGGTACTGCTCTTTCTGACTCAATTGCCGCTGGTTTAGATGCTGAAAGTGCCGCTGTAATGATTGGAAGGCATGTAGCAAATCCGAGCCGCGCTCTTACTATTGCAATTACTGAACAGAGCCGCGCCATGTCTTTTGGGTCTATTCAAAGTTACAAAGATGCAGAATTGCAAAAGATGCAATGGGCCGTATCTGATCCGTGTGATGTGTGCGCAAAGAATGACGGACAAGTAATTGTTATTGGGCAAACATTTGCATCAGGAGATACCCAACCCCCTGCTCACCCGCACTGCCGTTGCGTTTTATTGCCTGTAATTCCTGGAATGGAAGATGACCCAACAGGAATTGATGGAAACATTACAGCGCCTACCCTTGATGATGGCGGTCAATTAGTTAATAAACCTGTTACTGATTATCGCGGATACCATCAAGCGCCTAGACGAGCAGATGAATTTGGTTCTCCTGCTACTTACATTGAAGAAATGATGCCTGATTTTTATGCAAGGCCAAACATTTATACAACAGGCATGGATCAATCTGATAGAGAAAGCGTTGCGGCTTTACAAAGAATTAAAAACAAGCCTAACGAAATGGTAACTATTTACAGAGCAGTTCCAAAAGAAGTGGACAGGATCAATCCTGGCGATTGGGTCACACTTTCACCTTCTTATGCAGATAGCCACTTATTAAGTAATTTAGAAGAAGGCCATGTAATTAGTATGAAAATTCCGGCCAAAGATTTATGGTTTGACGGTGACAGTATCAACGAATTTGGCTATGATCCCGTTGGTTAAAAACGCTTGTGTAACCAAAAATTGATACTCTTATAGCAAACGCTTTAAGGAGTAATTATGAGTGATGGTTTTGTACCACCTCAAGAGGTGCGCAATAACGCCAAACGCGGATTAGAACTTAGAGAAAAGCATGGCCGTGGCGGAACAGAAGTGGGCGTTGCCCGCGCCCGCGACTTATCAAACGGAAAAGCATTATCATTAGACACATTAAAGAGAATGAACTCTTACTTTGCTCGCCATGAAGTTGATAAAAAAGGCGAAGGTTGGGGCAAAGACAGTGCGGGTTACATTGCTTGGTTGCTTTGGGGCGGAGACGCTGGTAGAGCATGGGCTAAAAGAATTACCAGTGAACAGGAAAACAAGGAGAAATCAATGGCTAGTAATCTAACAACCACCTCATACTTTAGTATTGAGAAGGCTGACCGTAACGCAGACGGCACAATGACCGTTTACGGAAAGGCAACAGATGACTCCATTGACATTGATCAACAGATTTGTGATGGCGAATGGCTCAAGCGCGCAATGCCTGCCTGGTTCAAATCAGGCGGCAACATTAGAGAGCAACACAGCAACATTGCCGCAGGCGTGGCTAAGGAGTATGAGGCAAAGGCTGATGGACATTACATTGGCGTTTTGGTTGTAGATCCTGTTTCAGTTAAGAAGGTAGATGCTGGCGTACTCAAGGGCTTTTCAGTAGGCATTAAAAACCCACGCGTTGTACGCGATAGCAAAGCCGCAAATGGCCGCATTGTTGATGGTCAGATTGTGGAAGTCTCTTTAGTAGATCGCCCTGCCAACCCTAACTGCCAGTTAATTTTGGCTAAGTCTGTTGATGGTGAGAAGGATTTAGTTCAGGTAGAGGAATGGATTGAGAAAAAAGAGGGTGAAGAAGATTTCACTCAAGTAATTAAACCGCGTAAGGGTGAGCCTGCGGACAAAGAATTATACGCAGAAGTTATACAGGCGGCTAAGGCAAAGTTTGATGTGTACCCATCTGCCTACGCTAATGCCTGGGTAGTCCGCGAATACAAAAAGCGCGGTGGCAAATACAAGGCAGAAAGTAAGAAAAAAGGTTTACAATCTGACGGTAATTTAATCAAGGAGAACCAAATGGAAACAGAAACAATCGCTGTACCTGAGTCTATTTTTGGTGATCTTTTCAAGTTTGATAAAGGTGAGTACGAGCGCGCCCGCGAAGCGTTAGCAAATCTCATTTCTATTGAAGCGCAAGGAATGAAGGAAGGTCACAATGAACTTTCTTCTATCTCACATTTACTAGAAGCCGTTTCTCATCTCCATGCTTGGTATGAGGGCGAAGAAGCAGAGGGAGAAATCATGGAAGAAACGGAAATTGAAATGGCAACAAAGCCTGAAGAAAAAGAAATGAAGCCTATGAAGGGCGAAACAAAAGAAGAATTTAAAGCGCGCTGTAAAGAAGCGGGCATGAAGGAAGATACAATCAACGCTATGTATGACAAGTACATGGCCGCTGAAAAGTCTGCCCACAAAGACATGAAGCCTATGAAGGGCGAGACAGAAAAAGAATTTAAGGCTCGTTGCAAAAATGTAGGTATGTCAGACAAAGAAGCAGATGATTGCTTTAAGAACTACATGAAATCTTTAGAAGAAACAGACAAGTCTAACGCGGCTACCGACATGACACCAACAGCGGAGACAGGTGCAAACCTAGACACTGCAACAATCATTTCTCCATCAGATACACCTAAGTCTGCGGAGGCAGAAGAAGCACCAGTTGCAGAAGAAGAAGAAACTGAAGAAGTTTCTGTTGATGAAAACTCAACAGAGAAGTTAGAAGCCATAGTAGAAGAAGTGGTAGAAAAAGCAACAAAGGCTCTCAAATCAGAGATTGCCAACCTGGTGTCCGCAAAAGAGGCGGCTGAGGTTAGAGCAGTAAGTTTGGAAACTGAGTTGGCAACCGCAAAATCTTTGGCTCTAGGTGGTGGCCCAAAGCGAACAGCAAGCCCAATAGATGTGAAAGCAACTAATGACTTGCTAACTAAGGCCGCTGTTTACAAAGAAAAAGCAAGAGCAACAACAGACATAACACTTGCTAAAGGTTACAAGCAACTTGCAGATGAATTTCTTGCAAAGTATGAAGAAACCCTTAACAAGTAATCCAACCTAATCTCTGAAAGGAAACACAAATGGCATTAACGCCTCCAAAGGCCGCCGATCTATTCAGTGATGCAAGTCCAAAAGAAGCCGCAGAACTATTTGAGGAATACTCAATTGAACTCTCAAAGAGTCTTTCACACGCTTCACATGTACCAGGACAAGCACCACAGGCAGACCCAATCTCAACACTTGAAGCACTAGCGGCAAGCAAGTCACTATCAGGTGACGCTATGAACGGTTTGAATACTGCTCTAGCGGCTCAGCGCATGGCAATGCAGGACATTCAAAAGGAAATCACACTTACAAATCCTTTGTCCACATCATTTGCGGCGTTTGACCTTGAAGCACCCGCTAAGTTGCTAACACCACGCCCAACTCCACTCCGTAACCGTATCCCACGCAAGAAGGGTGTCGGTACATCTCACCGTGTAAAGAGAATTCTTGGTTACACAGGTACAGGAACAGGCGGACAAGGGCAGATTTGGCCTGGTATTACAGAAAGCACACAGAATAACTTTGCTGGTGGCGGTTCTACTCCACTTCAGTTAATCCGTGGCCCACAGATTGACTACACCGCAGATGACTTAATTCTGCCTTACAACTCATACTCACTATCTGATCAGGTTTCATTTGATGCAAACTTCTCAGGTATGGGCTACCAGGATCTCCGCCAACTATCATCAACTTCAACTCTATACGCAACAATGCTTATGGAAGAACGCATGATGCTAATGGCTCGCGGTACTGCAAGCGGATACTCAGGCGCACTTGCTGCACCAGTAATTGCTTCTGCAACCGCTACCGCAACTACTTCAGGTCAAACAGCACTACCTAATGGGCAGTTTATTATTTTTGTAACTGCTGACGCTGGTATTTCTGCAAACGGCTTTGGTGAGTCAATTGTTTCAGCGCAAGCCGCAGAAACAACTTCAGGAAGTAATAAAACTATTGTAGTAACTTTAACTGCACCTGTTGTTGGCGCACTTGGTTACAACCTTTATGTTAGGTCAGGCGCTCAGGCAACTGCTACATACCAGGGAACATTCCAGGGCCTAACCGCAACACTTCAGGGTGGTACTGCTCCTAACTCAGGAAACCTAATCACCTACACAACTACTGGTGCGCTAGTAACACGCGCCGCCGCAGATACATCTGCTTATTCAACTGGTTATGACGGAATTCTTCCAACAGTTCTAGGGCCTAACACTGGTTTCAACAACACAATTAACAGCGCTTTCTCAACTGCTAACCCAGGTGTAGAATTCCAAACTGTTTTTGCTAACTTGTACCAAAATGTAAAGGCTGATCCTGATGTTGTATTGATGAACGGTAATGATCGTAAGCAACTATCTGATGCGATTAAGAACGGTTCAACTGCTAATTACCGTTTGGTAATTAACAACCCAGGTGACGGCGGAACTACATACGGTTCTATCGTTACAGGACTTCAAAACGAAGTAACAGGAAAAGCAGTGGACATTATGGTTCACCCGTGGCTGAACTCAGGTGTAGCACCTGTTCTTTCATTCACATTGCCAATTCCTGATACACAGGTATCTGATGTATGGGCGAACTTCTTGGTACAGGACTACATGGGTATCCAGTGGCCAGTAACTCAGTTCACTTATGACTTCTCAACATACTTCCGTGGAACTTTCTTCTGCACCGCTCCTGCATGGAATGGCGCAGTTTCAGGTATCGTTTCAGCGTAAGTTACAACTTAATAAGAAGGGAGGGGTGCGGTGTAAAAGCCGCACCCTTTCCCAATTAACTAGGAGGCAAAATGGCAAGATGGGTAGCACCTGATAAGGGTGTCAAAGAAACTGTTATTGGTGGTCAAAGTTATTACACAAACCGCCAGGGTATTTACAATGTAGAAAACAAGGCGCATCAGAAGGCAATGAAGGCAGAAGGTTTTTTTGAAGCGGCACTAAATCCATACTCTAGTGATGACCGCAAGCGCGGATTTAGTTGCGTAGAATGTGGCTTTGAGGGTTGGTTTCGCAAATGTGGGCGTTGCGGATACCAGTCACAAGAAACTCAGAAAGATGGAGACTAGATCATGGCCGTAGGTATCACGCCCGACATTAGCAATGAAAACCCATACATTAGTGTGGCGGAATACAAGAACGCGCCAACTGCAATCAACTATGACATGTTGGTTGTGGGCGGTAACGCGGCGGCTCAAGACGCAGAACTTGCAGAAGTTATTTTGCGCGCTTCTTCATACATGAATGAGTACCTCAACCAAAATCTTGTTGCTAGTCAGTACACAGAAACACAGCGCATACGCTATTCAGCATCAGGCGGGTATTACGCACTGCACCCATACAACGCGCCTATTGTTTCTCTTTCAGCATTTTATTACGGGGCAAACCCAAACCAATTAAATGAATTACAAGATTGCTCAATAGCATGGTTTGAAGGGCAACAAATTATTATCCCTGGTAATCAAATTGGGTGGAACTACACATCTCAAGGCCCGCTTCAATTTGGCGGTTCTATCGGGCAGAGCAATTGGACATTTACTAAGTACACATACATTGCAGGATTTGCCAATACAGAAATTGCTGTTGCTACCCTTGCAGGAGATAGCACTTTAACCGTAGCCAGTGGAGTAGGCATTTTGCCAGGCGAGCAGTACCGCATTTTTGATGGTCAGAGAACTGAGCGCGTAACGGTTGCAAGCAACTACACCTATGGATCAACCACAATTCCTTTAGTTGCTCCTATGATTTTTGCTCATGGGGTTGGCGCGACATTTAGCAACCTGCCAACCGTTCTCAAGCAAGCCTGTATTTTAATTACAACCGCATTTATTAAAATGCGCGGTGATGCTTCAACTACTATGGCTTACACAACCTCACCCGCAGGAAACATTCCTGGTTCAGTGCGCTACGGAAATGACATAGCCGTAGCCCTAGACATGGTGAACAAGTACCGCAGGATTAGATAATGCCTGCCGTACCTATCCTCACAGGCCGCAACGCGGTACGCCAAACGCTATCTTTATTTTTAGCCAATCCGCGTATTACAAATGTCAATCAGGTATTTACATCTTTTCCAAAGATTATCAACTACCAGGTAAACGCTGAACCAGGTCAGGCTACAAGAGCGGCAATTGTTGTTTACATTGCTGATGAGTATGAAACACGCCTAGCAATAGGCGGGGCAACTAACGGTTGGAAGCGTGTTGATTACACCGTAATTGTTCAAATTTTCTGCATTTCTTTTCATAGAGAGGCAGAAGATGTTATGACTGATTTTGACACAATTGTTGATAACATCAAGGAGCGTTTAAGATCAGATCATAACTTTGGCGATCCAACAGGTAATTTAGTTTGGCAAGGAGCAGAGCCGGTTATTCAAGCCCGATATGGAGAACCTTCTACTGAAAAAGAAGGCGTTACAGAAATCTTTGCTGAGATACAATTTCCAGTAACACAGATGATCCAAGCATAAGGAGCATGATGAAATACAAATACAATGGAACTGATGAACGCGTGTTCCCTAGTGTTGGGGTGACTGTAAAACCTGGTGATGAGTTTGACGCACCTGAAGGATTTGTTGCCGCAAATGTAACACTTGCAAGCGCAAAGCCATCAGTCACAGAACCAACAGAACCAAAAGAAACAACAACCATTATGTCTGCCGCGTCAGACAAGAAACTAGGAGCGTGAAATAATGTCTGTTCAACAGTCCGTACGCTCGTACTTAGGTATTGCTAAAGAAGCAACCCGCGGTACGGCAGTAGCACCAACCGACTTCATTCCAGTAATGAAGGACTCATTAAAGCCAGTGGACATTGTTGATCCACTTTATGACACAGGCTTGCGTGGATCAAATGCTTTGAATTACAACTACATTCCAGGCCGCACACGCTCAACAGTAGATTTTGGTGGAGCAGTATTTGCAGACACCGTGGGCTATGCAATCGCAGGTGTTTTAGGTTCAGTAGCAACTACTGGCGCGTCTGCACCATTTACTCACACAATCTCACTATTTAACAGTCTTACATCTAATGTAGATGTACAGCCAATCTCATACACATTGACTGATTTCTATGCAGTTGATGTTCGCTCATACCCTGGTTGCCAATTCTCTGACTTCTCATTGAAGTTCAACGCAGACGGCATGCTTGAGTATGATGCAAAAAGCACTGGTTTTCAGTCTGAACTTGTTGCAGATCCAACACCTACATTCTCAACAGTCCTACCTACACCAGTGTGGCGCGGTACTGTTTCAATTGGTGGATCAACAGTAGCAACAGCCATGACTGGCAACATTGACATGAAACGCCCTGCAACACCTATCTATGGCATTTCAAACACACAAGATCCATACCAGGTATTTCTAGGCCCATTAGAAGTTACAGGCAAAATTACATTTGTTATGGAAGATGACTCACAGTTGCTTAACTTCCTTAACGACTCACAGCCTGCACTTGTATTTAACTGGGCTTATGGTGCTGGTGCTTCTGCGGTTCAGATCCAGGCAACTCTTACTAAGGGCGCTTATACCACTGGTGTAATTGAACGCGGCGAAGATTTTGTACAGGTATCTGTTGATTTCAACGCACAAGCAAACACAACTGATGATGGTGCTTCAGGAGGATTTGCCCCTATTAAGTGGGTAATTCAGAACGCAAAACCATCAGGCACATACGCATAACTAGATCAGGGCGGCGGTGTGGTTGAGGGCGATTGCCTTCCCGCTCTCCCACACCGCTTGCTCTCTTTTTTAGTATGATTTAGGAAGGCAAACTAACAGGAGGCATATATGTCAAAAAAAGTAACACTTCCATCAGGGGCAACAGTTACACTTAAAGACCCTTCAACATTGCGTGTAAAAGACCGTAAGCGCGTTATGAAAACGGCTGATGGAGCAGAAGGCGGAGATCTTACAAAGGCGCTTGCATTAGGTGATGCACTTATTGCCATGCTTGTTGAAGAATGGTCATTTGATTTACTTCCACCTTCAATCAAACTTGAGTCATTAGATGAACTTACAATGGTTGATTATGACTCTTTGGTAAAGCACACACAAGACGCTCAAAAGTATTTGTTCCCTAATTTGGCTGAAACGCCTGAAACAGAGGCAGACCCAAAAGCGCCTGGCGAGAACTCCAACGCCTAAAATGGTTACTCAAAGGGGGTGAACGCCATGAGGCGTTTACTTACCCTGATGAGCATTGGTACTACTACGCAATGGCAGAACGCTTTGGTTGGACACCTGAACAGGTGGATAACCTTCCCGCGGAAACGGCTGATTGGTTGTTAGCAATTGCTCGCATCACAGAAGAAGTAAAAGCAGAAGGGGCGCAATAATGGCTAAGATCATTATTAAAAACCTTGCAGATATTCTTGCTGCTATTGATGGCGCGGCTGCAAAAATTGAACAAGGCGCGCAATTAGGAGTTATGCGTGTTGGCCTTGCCGTTGAACGACAAGCAAAATTAAATTTTCAAGGAACACGCAGTTATGAAAAACGCACAAGCAAAAATGGCAGACCCTATTTAAAAATTACTCCGCCAAAACATATTGGTGGATCAGGGCCTAACACTGTTACAGGTAATCTAAAAAGATCTATCAAAACTACTTACCGTGTAGGACTTGGTGTTTACACGGCTGAAGTTGGCCCAACAATGATTTATGCGCGCCAGGTAGAAAAGGGCGGTGGAAAGTGGCCACCAGGGGTAAAATACCCTTACTTAGAACCTGCGGCTTTAATGCTATTGCGTAGCGGCAAATTAAACAGGATCTTTGCAACCGCTGTTAAAGAGAAATTAGGGAGTTAATCATGGCTGATCTAATTCCCCCAATGCTCATTCAATTACAGGCAGATGTAAGCCAACTTAAAGTTGGTTTGGCTCAGGCAGAAAGTGCTATTAAAGGCGTAGATAGATCTGTTGAAACTGCTTCAACTGGCATGACCAATTTTATTGGCAAAGTAAAACAAATTGGCGCGTCTCTTGGTATTGCTTTTGCCGGTACGCAAGTTTTGCAATTTGGTAGAGATGTTATTGCGCAGGCAATGGAAGCAGAAGCGCAACAACAGCGTTTGTATCAATTGATGAAGGTTGGTACTGGTGCAACTGATGAACAGGTAGCCGCGCTTAATGCTCAGGCTGAAGCCTTAGAAAAAGTAGGCGTTGTAACAGGCGGAAACATTACGCAAACACAATCACAGTTAGCAACATTCAATTTGCAGGCTGAGACAATTCAAAGATTAACACCTGCCATTCTTGATTATGTCACCGCTGAAAAGGGCGCTAACGCAAGCGCAGATGAATTTAAGCAAATGACAAACGGATTGGCGCAAGCGCTTAACGGTAACTTTGGATCTCTTACAAGAGTTGGCTTTGTGCTTGATGATCACACTAAGAAACTTATTTCATCAGGAACAGAAGCAGAAAAATCTGCGGCAATTGTTGATGTTCTAAATTCTACATACAAAGGTTTTAATGCGGAATTAAGAAACACCCCTGAGGGTCAAATGCAAGCCTTGAGAAATGATTTTGATGCGCTAAAAACAGATTTAGGCAAGAAGTTATTGCCTGCTTTGTTAGGCGTGACAGGATTTCTTACTAACACTTTTATTCCTGCTTTGCGTTCTTTAGGTAAATTTATTAAAGACAACGGTGATGCAATAAAAATTTACGCAGGTATTATTGTAATTGCAACTGGTGTGTTTTATGCTTACAAAGCAGCGTTGGTTGTTACAAGCACTGCAACTGTTGTTTACACGGCAGTTACAAAATCAATGGCGGCAGGATTTACACTGGCTCAAATAGCAGCGTTTAATTTAAAAGTTGCTATTTTTGTGCTTAATGCTGCAATCCGCGCAAATCCAATTGGTGCAATTATTACAGCGTTAACTATTTTAGGCGCGGCGTTTGTTTTTGCATGGAAGAAATCTGAAACATTTAGAGAGATTATTATTAAGGGTGTACAAATAGTTTTAACTGGTTTTGCTTATTTAGTACAAGGTATTGGCAAATTTATTGGCATGCTTAGCAAAGTGCCAGGCATGGGCTGGGCTAAAGGCATTGCAGATGGCGCTAAAAACGCATCAGATTCAATTAAAGCAACAAGCAAAAATTTATCTGATTTAAAAAGCAATGTTAAAGCAGGTTACGGCGAAGGCGCATTTACTTATGGCAGTGGTAAAGGTACAGGCGGTGGTGGCGGTGGCGGTGGCGGTGGCGGTGATCTTTCTAAAGAAGAAAAATCAAGATTAAAAAAATTAGAAAAGTATCAAAAAGATGTTCTTAAAATTTATAAGGACATGAATGATGCTATGGCTGATGGGCAAGACAAGGCTGAAAAAGAACTTGAGCAACGCAATGACAAGATGATTGAAGCGCAAAAAAATTATGATGAAACCATGATTGAAGCGCACAAGCGTTATAAAGAAACTATTGAGGACGCAGAAAAAGATCATGCTGACCGCGTGGCTGATTTGCAATACCGTTTTAATGACATTAAAGAAAAAGCAGAGAAGCGTTCTAGAGAAGCAGATTTAGAAGCAAACGCGCTGTACAAAGAGCGTACGATAGAAATAGAAGAACAATACAAAGAAAGAAAAGAAGAACTTCAAAAGAAAAATTTAGAAACTCTTGCCAAAGCGCAAAAGGCTTATGATGAAAAAGAATTAGATCTTCGCGCTAAATTTGAAGATGTTAAAGAACAAGCCCAAAAGCGTTTTGACAAAGTTGAGTCTGATGCCAAAGAACGCAAACAAAAGGCTGAAGAAATTGCAAACAAGCGTTTTGACAACGCTATGGTTGATGCTAAAGAACGCAGACAAAAGGCTGAAGAAGCCGCTGAAAAGCGTTTTAATGATATTCAAATACAAATTAAAAAAGATTACGCCAAAAAAGTATTAGATTTAAACAATGATCTTGAGAAGAAACTAACCGATTTACGCGAAAACGCTGCAAAAAAATCAACAGATTTAACTAAGGCCGCAACAGAGAAACAATTAAACATTGTTCAACAGTCAATGGATCGTTTGCGTAATGCTTTTGCTTCTAAAACTGGGTTTAATTTGGCTGATGCGTTTGGCATGGAAGAATTTGGCGGCGCTGCATCAGGTGATCAACTGCTTGGTTCTATGAAACAAAGATTAAATGATACAAAAAACCTTGCAAAAAATGCAGCGTTGTTACAAGGTAGCGGATTTTCTCAAACTTTTATTGAACAAGTTGTTGCGGCTGGGCCTGAAGTTGGTAATAAATTAGCGCAATCTATTCTTAATTCATCACCTCAATCAATTAAAGAATTACAAAACACATTTGTTGAATTAGAAAAAACTACATCTACTGGACTTGATGCTTTAGCAACAACAATGAACGCAGGCGGCATATTAGCCACTCAAGAATTGACAAATGCTTACCGCGCTGTTTCTTCTGATTTATCTTTGGCTCTTTCAGATATACAAAAAGAATTACAAACAAATTTAGCGGAAGTTAATTCTGTTTATGAAACAGCATTGACAGAAGCAAAAACTACCCGTGATGAAAAATTAACAGATGCGGCAAAAACTTTAGAAGAAGCATTAGCCACTTCTAAAACTGTTTATAATGCTTCTGTTGCAGAGGCAACAACAGCCTTAAAAGAAGCATTGGCTACCGCTAAGACTGATTTTGACGCTGCTATTGCAGATGCTAAAACAACATTGGCTGAGGCTTTAGTAGCGGCTAAGGAAAACCTTGATGAAAGTTTGGCTGATGCGCTCAAGGCTCTCAATGAGGCTAAAGTTGCTGCTCAAAAAGATCTTGATGAAGGTTTGGCTGCGGCTGATAAAACTTACACAGAAGCATTGGCTAAGGCTAAGAAGGCTCTTGATGACGCATTGGCAGAGTCTAAAAAGACTTTAACAGAGGCTATGGCAGAGGCTCAGAAAGATCTTGATAAAGGATTGGCAGATGCCGCCAAAGCCCTTGAGGAAGCCCGTGAGAAGGCTAAGAAGGCACTTGATGAAAAATTGGCTGATGCTCAAAAGGTACTTCAAGACGCTCTTATAAAAGCGCAAAAAGATTACGAAACTGCTATTGATGCAATTGCCAAAGCAACAGACGATAAATTGGCAAACTTAAAAACCAAACTTGCTGAAGTTGCTGCAAGCATGACGGCGTTGGGTGCGGCTCAAGCGGCGGCAAACGCTTTAGCCAATGCCCCAGTAGTTGTGCCTGTTATTCCAGGAGCAGTAGTAGGTGGCGGCAATGCTCTTGAACTGCTCAAAGCAAATGAGGCTGGTACTAAAATTACAATCAACACTACAAACTTAACTGACCCTGCTTCAGTAGCGGCTGCCGTTTCTAGTGAGATTAAATTTGGGGCAGTTGTTACGGCAACTAGAGCAGTAACCGTTTCAAATGGAGGGTTGAAAATAGATTGACAACATTAACTAATGTGTATTCATTTGCTTTTAACGGGCAAATCTTTGGCGGCGCTGACTCTCCTTATCAAATTCTAAGTGTTGATGGCCTTGAGTCTTTGCCTGGTATCCGTAATCAAGATGATAACCGCGGATACCATGATGGCATGTTTACTGGCCGCGATTTTCTTGCGGGCAGAACAATTACAATTATTTTTAATACTTTTGGAAATAATTTAGGCTCCGCTCAGACAAATTACAACACTATCCAAAACACATTATTGCCGCAAACTTCAGGCACTACACCGCTTTATTTCAAATTTCCTAACATTCCTACTTCAGAGCAATTTGTAAACGCTCGCGTACGCGCTTTGCGTACAACCGTAGATGCAAATTACACCTATGGATACATTACATCTATGGTTGAGTTTTTCTGCCCTGATCCAAATTATTACAACAGCAACTTACAAACTTCTGTTATGGCGTTTAGCCCTGTTTTGGGTCGCACTTACAACAAAACATTTGATTATAACTATGGCGGCGGTTCAGCCGTTATTACTACTACTATTTCTAACATTGGGTGGGGTACTACATACCCAACTATTACAATTACAGGCCCAATAACCAATCCAATTGTGGGCGATTTGACGAGCGGAAATGTTCTTAATTTTACAGGTACATATAGCGCATTAGATGTTCTTGAAATTGATCTTTACAATCAGTTGATTACACTTAATGGAAACGCTGCCCGTAATCTTTTAATTTCAGGTACTTGGTTTGATGCTCCACCAGGCAATTCACTATATTATTTTACTGGCACTGGCACATTAGCGGGAACTACTCAGGCTACCGTTTCTTGGTATTCTGCGTACATCTAAGGGAGAATAAATGACACTACAAACGCCTCCATCATGGTTACAAGCAGGCTCTTACCCTGCGCAATATGACCGTCTAACGGCGCAAGCATTGTGGGCTACCACTGGCATTATTGGCACTTCTTCATTAGAGGTAACTGCTAACTCTCCTGCAAGCATGTCAGTACGCGTAGCATCAGGGTGGGCTGCAATTGTTGGCACAACAACAACCAACATGGGCGTTTATACAATTTTCAATGACGCAATAGACACGCTAACAATTACAACGGCAGATCCTACAAATCCGCGTATTGATCTTGTGTGCGCAACAGTGCGTGATGCTTTTTATTCAGGCGCTAACAATGATGTAATTTTTCAAGTTATTGCAGGAACTCCTGCGGGATCGCCTGTTGCACCTTCATTGCCTGCTAACTCAATTTCGCTTGCAACCGTAGCCGTAGCCGCTGGCGCTATTCAGATTAACTCAGGAAACATTACAGATACGCGTACAGCGGTAACAACAAACATTCCTGAAACTGGTGACATTTCTAGCGTTACAGCGGGAGCGGGTTTAACAGGGGGCGGATCAAGTGGCGCTGTAACTTTAGCGGTAAGCGTTGCTACAAATGCACAAACGGGAACAAGTTACACCCTGGCTTTGGCAGACAATGGAAAAATAGTTACATTATCTAATGC